TTGACTTGTTCAATTTTTCTGTTGATTTCGCCTTCAAAATCTGCAAGTTGTTTATCTGTATCAGATTTGTTTTCTGCAAGTTGTTTATCTGTATCAGATTTGTTTGCACTGATTGTATTTTCAACAGTATTTGTAAAAGTTGTTTTAAAATTTTCAATGTTGTAATTCATATCTTGTAAGTTGATTGAAACTTCATCAAATGAGTTTTCAACTTCACTAGCTTGGAAACCTGAAGATGTCGAAAAACTTTTTTCTTGATAGATAGATGCGTTTCTTGAAATGATTATTACATATTCATTTGAATAAGCTGTTTTTGTCGTAACTACTCCGCCCATTTCTTCAAAATCTACAGAATAATCTTTGTCTAATTCTAATTCTGTTCTAGCACCAGAACTATCAACTAAAGTCAATACTATTGAATCCTTTTTGAGAATTTTCCACGAAAAAGGAAAATCTACAGTTGCACCATTACAAACGTATGTAATTGGTGCATAGTCTTTTTTGTTTGTCATTTTAAATTACTCCTATTTTTTCTTTTTCTTTTCGTTCCCAGCAATATGTTTAGAACGTTTATCTGTATAGCCTAGAACTTTCATTGAGCCTTCTACAACATTTCCTGTTGCTACATCTACCGCTCCAGCTCCCATATTATGTATAGCTTTAGAGTTATAGCCTAAGCCGACATGAAGTCCTACATAGCCTATAGCTTCTAAATAATCTTCAAGTGTTGCATCATCTTTAGAAATTTTATTTATTTCTTGTTGTATATCTCCAACAAGTGGAGTTGACTGTGGCATATATTTTTCTTTATAAGCTAATCTCTCAAGTGCATATTTATATAAATCTCCAAAGAATGGTAATGCATTTGAGTTTAAATCGAAAATACTCATTGTTGCATCCTTTTTTAAATCGTCATCATCGCCAGTAAACAAAAATCTAAACAAAGAACCAGAGGTTGCTATTGCATATAAAAATGGTTGAAGATAACCAAATTGAAAAAGCATTTTGGCACATTGAGTTTTGCTAATGTCTCCATTCGACATAGAAACAATCGCATCACCGCACATTCTTACATACTGTTGAGGAGAGTTTTTAAATGCTATAAACAATTTACCTACTGGATTTCTTGTCATATTAACTTGGAAATTAGATAGAGAAGAAACAGCACTAGATTGTTGAGAACGGTTTGTTGAAAGAATAAATTGTTTTATAGCTTCGTTTTCGCTCATTCCTTTTTCTGTTATTAGATAGTCAATGTACGGTTTTCCGCCAAACATAATAGCTCCTATATCACCTATCTTAACAAATAAAGTACACAAATCCTTTAACTTTTTAGATGTCGCAAATGCTGAATTTTCTATAGTTTGTTTTAAAAATTCATTTGAAAAGTTGCCTTCATACCTTGCTTTTATGTATGGAATTTTCATCATGTAATCAATCGTACCTTTAAAGTCTGTTAGAGCTTTAAGAAATCCGACTTGCCATGTCATATATGGCATATCTACAGCATAGTTGTTTGCAGATAAAAGTTGTTTTAAGCCGACAATAGGTTTTACTGCAACGTTAGCTTGTATCCAATTCCCAATCATATTATCCAGAACTTTATTCATTCCGTTAAATACTGGAGCTTCTTTTTTGTAAGTAACATTTATTAGTGATTGTTCTAATGTTCTATACGCATCTTCTCCAAATTTGTTTATTATTGCTCTTTTTAAATCTGTGTTTCTGAATCTTAAATTTGCTTTGTCTAAACTTTCAGACATAAATACAAACTTAGCAACACCGTCAATATGAGAATACAAAGTTGCAACCGGATTATGAAAATCCATTGGTATAAGTTCTGACATTGCTCTTGATTTTGTAAATCCATTGCCTAGAGATTTACTAGAGTAATCATTGTACAAATCAATTTCTGAACCACGTTCTGGAGTTGAAGGGAAGTAACATGAAACTTGTGGTAAATCTATTCCATATTTATTAATGAATGCTTTATTTACAAGTGGATAAAAACTTTGTGCGGTTCTCATCATAAGGTCTGCAAACTTTTTATCTTCATCAGAAAGCTCATTAAACATTGTTTCTTTTACTTCATCTCCAAATTGAAACAAAAGTCTTTTTCCTAAGACTTCGTTTTTGTCCCAAATGTAGGCTTGAATTATATCCATTTTAGTAAGAGTTCTGTTTATTATTCTAGTTTTTGTTAGCTCTCCATTCTCATCATACTTCCTTCTTAATTCTGGATAGGTATATTTTTTGCCTAAATACTCTATTATTTTTTTATCCCAACACCATTGAGGTAAGTTGTAAATTTTAGCAACTTCTTTTTCAAAATTTTGTTTTTGTTCGTGTTGCCAAGCCTGAGCTTGAGTTTCTGCGTATAAAATTTCTGCAGCATATTTTTCTTTAATATCTTTGTTAAAGATTGCATTTACAGTAGATTCAAGGTTTGCTACTCCGTTTATGTAACCTTTTAAAATTATATTTGCATCTTTTTTACTGTTGACAATATTTATCAATTCATCAACATCTTGTTCTTCAGATAATTTTTCTTGCAAATCAAGTTCAGATTTTGCACCTTTACCAATCAATTTAACTTTAACTATTTCATCATACAAATCTTTAATCAAGTCAGTGTCATTAAAAGTTCTTCCGCCAGCTTTGTAAGACAAAAATTTATTAATAAGTTTTTCACTGGCAGATAATCCGTTATCTTCAGCTTCTGCAAAACGTCTAGTTTCAAGCCTTAATTCGTTTGCTTTTTCTGGAGAAAGTTTATCTAGGCTTCGAAGTTCTTCAAATATTTTATTTGTATGATAATCATATTTACCTACGGAGCGACCGTTTTTCTTTATATTTTTAGTTCCCTGGAGCTCTTTATGAATTTCTTTTTCTAAGTTCCGTCTAAAGTTTACATCTTCCATTGTTTTAGCAATATCCATTATATTATCGATAGACGACATCAAGAATTGCACAGAAGGAACATCTAATATATTTGCTGTTAGTTTTGCTTTATCTGAAGGCTGCAAGAAATTCAAATCTTTAAACACTTCTTGAACAAGTTGTTTATAACCTTCATTAGTATTGATTGAGTATTCATTTTCTAGTTCTAATGCTTTGGAAAGAATTGCACGTTTAGCTTTATCGAATTTATTAATATTTTCGTTTCGTTCAATCATTGAAGTATCATAACTGAATTTGTCTGCATAATCTTCTTTAATTTGAGCTGGTAGTGATTCAATCCATTCGTAGCCAGCTGCAAGAGCAATATTCCTATTTCCGTTTTTGAATGCATCTAATAGCATTTTATATTCTCTTGCTGAATTATTGATTACTCTTTCTATATATATTGCTTGGTTACCTAACTGACTATTTACATCTCTATCGGTTTGTTCAGAATCCCAATAAGATTTATTTATAATTACATCAAGTGCTTTTTGAGCTAGTTCATAATCTCCCCCAACCTCTTCATTATTATAATTAACTCCAGTATCAGAAAAGAACTCTTGCCATTCTTGCTTCATTCCACCAGAAATTGTTATTTTATCATCTGCTTTGTCTAACAATTCTTCGACAACTTCTCTTCTTCTTGTGTAACCATTTTTGTTCGAATCCGTTTCAAAAATTCTTTTTAAGTAGTTTACATCTTTACCTGTAGCGACAGAAAGAATATCGTAACAAACGTTTTTACAACGTTTTTGACCTTTAGTAAGTTTTTTGTCACCCAGTACAGAAACTTTTTTTAATTTGTCTTTTCTTGATGCAATTTTGATTTTGTGGAAAAGTTGAGTTGCAGCTTTTCTTTCTTGGTAATAAGAATCTTCACCAAATATATTGTCAAACAGTTCTTGAACTTCATCAGAAATTTCCACATCAGGAATATCAAGCACACTATGATAAACAGTTTTCAACCATTCTTTGAAACTTTCAAAAGCTTTTCTTAATTTATTTGTTGGAGCTTTTCCTTTGTATAGATAAGCAACAAAAGTACCTGCAAACTTTTCGTGTTGTGCACTTGTCCATTCTCCACTGTAACCCAACCACTTTTGAACAGCTTCAAGTTGTTGTTTTGCATCATCATTTACTTTCGCAAGTTCTTCCAACAAGTCTAAATATACGTGTCCAAACTCATGCAAAGCAGTAGATGCATCTTTATTAGCCATAATCGTTACAATTTTTACTTCTTGTGTAGAATTTTTATAATAATCATAATATTTATTTTCTAATTCTTCTTTTCTTTTATTGTGCATATCCGCTAAATCTTTATAGCTTCTTTGTGATGCAGTATCAGACTCTATGTATTCTTTAGGAATTTCTTGGTTATTCATAATATAATATGCGTTTAGCATTGTTTCATGAATACGGTCCTCATTTTTGTACTTATCTCTGTTTTCTGAAATATCAAACGAATCTTCTAACACGTGAATTTCTGCCATTATTTTATTTCGTAAATCGGTGTTAGATTTTGTTTTATTATTTTCAATGTCAAACAATTTTTCGTTTAATTCAGTTAGCTTATTCAACACTTCTTCATAAGTAAATCCAGCAATCCTTTTTTCTTCTTCTTTAGTTTGAAAATAACCTTTATAGTCTGTTTCTCCATCTTGGTATCTTGTTTTATATTCTGTAATATTGTAAAGATGTACGGTTTTAGAGTTGAAATTTTTTGAATTATCGTTTATATTGTTAGTATCTCCCTGAGGGTTTTTAAAACTACGTGTTTCGACGTAGTCGCTTTCAGGGAGATTATTTTTATATTCCTCTGTATCAAAAATTATACTGTAAGTTTTTTCTCCTATTTTTACGTTTGTTCTGAAATAATGATATTTTTCAACATTTGGTTTTTTATCTACTTTTGTATTGTCTTTAGCTCCAATATACTCAGCATTTGAAAGCATTTTTTCCAAAGACATAATATATTTTCGTTGTCTTTTTTGTTCTTGTTTACTTAGGTTTTTAAAATTTTTAGTATTTAAAAGTTTATCTGTTATTCTTTTTTGTTTTCGATTTGAATTTTCTTTTTTAATGTCAACAAACCAATCTGAAGAAAGTGTCGCAAATTTAGTACCTTTTTCTATAGTTTCATTGATGTACTGCTTAACTTCTTCTATTGTTGGAGTTTTATCAAATTCATTTGTCAAATCAACAATGTTTTTATCAGATTTCTGATAGTAAATATTTGGATTGCTTTCATCAAACGTTCCTTGATTATCTACGGATTTGATTTGAGTTTTTTCAAATACCATATATCTATTATCTGGAGTGATAACACCGTCAAAACCCTCATCTCTTAATTTTCTAGCTTCGTTCCAATCTGTAGGAAGTTCATCTTGATATTTAGGGTTTTGGATAGAAAGATATAAATCGGGTAATTGTTCTTTTCCATTATCATATCCCCATTCTCTTATGTCATTACCGTCCCACCATACTTCATTGACTGGAACTTCTTGCTCAATAATTTTATATTCTCCGTTTAAATTTTCCTCACCATGAATTTCTGCATAAGATTTAGATAAGGCAATCCAATCACCATTTTTTAATTTTGTATTTCCAACATCAGAAGGCACAGCACGATAAACCGTAACTGTAACATTATCATTTCCAGCTTTTATTGCTCTAGTAACATTTCTTACAACTTCTGCAGTTTCAAGACCTTCTTTGTCATCATACATATAATATCTTGCACCCATAGATGAAAAATAATCATCAGGCTGATTATGAAAGCCTTGAGCCACTTCTGCTAAATTTACATCTTCTGAATTTTCTATGCGTTCTTGTACATCTCCGTCTGAATATGATGGTGCTCTATGTACACCTTTATAAGAATACCTTGAAATTCCGTTATTAGAATAACCGTCAACTATATATATATCTTTATCGTCAGTTAGTAATTTAGGCTTTCCATTACTATCAACAACTTTACTAACCTTGAACCACTTTTTGAAATACTTGCTTTCAGTACCTTTTTCTTTCCATTCTTTTTTTGCGTCAGAAATTTCACCCTCTTTTGCTCCAGCTGTATTAACACTTTGAAAATAAGCCTGTATATTATATGACTTGAATTTTGGCTGAATATTTGATATAATATTATTGAGGTGATTGCTCGAGAAAGAGGTTTTTGTACCGCTTGAGATAGCCTCATTTTTATCAAATTATCAATATTCTTTTCTGAGTCTATAAATGCAGTTGTTATAATTGGATTGCTTTTTGTTTAATTAAAATTGATGCCTCCTTTTATTAAGTGACTAAATTATTCTTTATTCTATGTGTAGTCTGTGCTTTATAAATTTTGCAAAAGTAAATATTATAATTTTGAGGTTGAAATTTTTATGTTCTTCTGCATCTTGGAGTTGACATTTTTTTTTACATAGTCAAAAAGGTGAATTCAAGAAGCAATCGCAACACTATATAGATGTTGGAACATTTCATTTGGTGTTAAATAGTTTAGAACTTTCATTGGTCTATTATTTATCCAGTT